CAAACTCCTTGAGGTAGGCACACATGGCCCTCGTCACTCCGCTCACGTCCCTTCCCGCGTCCGGCAGCACTCCCGCCGGTACGCTGTCGCTATCGAATATCCGTGGTCGTCTCACTGCCGCCCTCACTGGCGGCGGCGCTGCCACGCTGAACCTGATCAAGCGCTTCGAAGGCGGCGCCTGGGGCTTTGTCGACGGCGGCGAGCTGATCGTCGGCAGCACCACCGCAGACATCGACGACGGTGTCGGCGCCCTCGACTTCGACAACGATGCAGCGCCTACGCTGTATCACGTCATTCTGCGCTCCGGCAGCTCGTCTTGTCTCGTCTACCTGTCGTCCCTCGTCGACCCGGCGACCTCGACGGCACTTGTGGCCCACGCCTCCAGCCACCTCGCGGGCGGCGGCGACGATCTGCTCTCGTCCCCCGGCACCGTCGGCAGCGTCACCCCCGGCGTGTTCTGCGGCACCTTCGGCGCAACCAGCGGCAATCAGAATAGCGTCCCGGCTGTGAACGGCGACACCTTCGTCCTCCGCACCGCCGCCCAGACGCTGACGACCAAGACCCTGACGGCGCCCGTGATCAACGGCGCGACCAGCGCGTCGGGCAACTTCGATCTCAGCGGCAGCACCGGGACGTTTAAGACCTCGACTGGCGCGGCCACCATCGGTGGCGGCGCTGCTGCTGTCGGCATCACCTCGTCGGCGGCGGCGATCACCATTACCGCTGGCGCTGCCTCGACATGGTCAACGTCGGCTGGTGCCCTCGGCCTCTCTGGCTTCGCGGGTATCAACCTCGCCGTCAACGGCACCACCGTCGCCGACGTCGGCGCGACCTCGGCAACGGCACTCACCCTCGCCGCCAACAAGTCCATCGTGGGTGCGGCTGGCAGCGGCGCTGTCACCTTCGGCAGCATGACCGGCGACATGACGATGCCGACCGGCAGCGTCTCATGGGTAGGCGCGGCGAATAAGAACTTCTCACTATCGACCAGCGGCACCGGCACCATCACCGTCGACAATGCGTCGACGTGGTCGATCGGTGCCACCAACGGCACTACTGGCACGATCGGTCGCAGCGGCCAGGCTCTCAACCTCCCCGGTGCCATCAACATGACCGGGACGGTGAGCGTCCCGACTGTGGCCAGCGGCGTTGTGACTGGCGGTCTGCCGCTTGTGTTTCCGCTGACCGTTTCGAGCGGCGCCGATGGCGATCAGGACATCACCGTGACGCCCAAGATTCGGGTGATCAAGGCATGGCTTGTGATGAAGGGTGCTGGCACCGCCGGGTCGACCGTGACGGTGAAGAACGGGGCGACGGCGATCACCGAAGTCCTCGACGTCTCGGCGGCGCTCGACAAGGCTGTCGTCGACTTCACGTCGATTGACGATGCCCAGATGGACATCGCGGCAGCCGGAACGCTGCGCATCAGCCACGCCTCGACCGGCGCCGACTTCCCCGGCGCTGAGCTGTACGTGCAGGCGCTTCACGTAGCGTAGTGGCAAGGGGCTAAAGGCCCCCTTCGCAGCCATCCCGCCTCGTCAACCTCTCACCATCTCACTACCGTCCCCTCGCCATCCCGCCGCCCCGTCCCCAAGGCCCGCCAAGCTGACCCAGAAACGCCTTCTTGGCGTCGCTGTTGGGGGTAATACTCACGCCTACCAAGTACATCGGGTGCTCTCGTCGCCAATTCAAAAACTGGCTAGTCGTGTCGACTTGATCACGTCGACTGCTCATCGGGAAGTGCTGCATCTCATTTAGGTAGTCAATGACCCACAGCGGAGGCCGCGATGGATCACGCACATCAGCACACGTCCCGGTCGCCGGGACGTAGACGTGACCGGCACGTATTGGCGGTGAGGCGACACTCATGCGCGTCTCTTTGCTGCCGATCGGGTCGATTGAAGTGATCGGCGTCCGCACCCATCGCGCGTCCTCGCGGAGGTCGGCGATCAGTTCAAGCCCGGCGGCTTTGTTCTCGATGAGAAGCTCCGTCGGCTTCCAGTCGGCGCAGATGTCCTTGATCGCTTGGATCATGTCGAAGTAGGCCCACGCCTCGGCGCGGACGTCGAGCAGATACACCTTGCCATCCTCCATCTCGGCCCACACCGAGGCGGCGGTACGTGCCGATGACGCTGACAACTGCCGCAGCCTCGTCCCGCCGGTATCGACACTGACGACGACGCGGGCGGCACGTTTACGAATCGCCGCCACCTCGGCGTAGTCGTATCGACGAAACCACGCGATGTCGACCATGGCACCGCTGGCGGGGACGGGACGGCACATGAACTGCCCCGACCACATCTGCGGTGACTCTTTTTCGAGGACCGAGCGGATCGCCTCGATGTCTTTGCGACGATATGGCCAGAGGATGTCGCCCGCCTTGCGCGTATGCGTCACCGTCTCGGCGGCGCGGTAGGCAGTCGCCGGTCGCGTAATGCTCCACACCTCATCTTGCTCGGCATAGACCGGCAGCGAGATCGTCTCCCACTTGCGGTCGCCAGCGTACCGGCGCTGAATGATGCCGACGACGTCGTCCTCGTGATAGCGGGTGTTGATGACGATCCACGAGGCGTCGGGTGCGAGACGGCTGCGGAAGCGAAAGATCTCGTCGAACAGCTTGGCACGTTCCGTATGACTGTAGGCGTCCGCCTCACTTAGGAAGTCATCTAGGAGAAGAAGCGACGCGCCCTTACCTGTAGGTGCGCCACCCCTACCCATCGCGGCGAACAGTCCTTTACGCTGCCGCACCGACCCGTCCTCGCGATAGACACGGAACGCGCCTTTGGCGGCTGTGTCCGGTGAGACGTTGACGCCGGGGAAGACTCGTCGAAACTCCGGCGAGGCGATGAGATTGCGCACCGGCCCGCCGATGTTGTTCTCGGCGAACTCCGCCGACATACAGCCGACGATGACGTCCCGGTCGGGGTGGCGACCACAGTACCATGCGGCGTAAAGTATCGAAGCTAATTGGGTTTTGCCGTGACGCGGCGGAATGTTGAGAACCAGCCCGCTCACCTCGCCACGCTCGACCCGCATCAACGCATCGGCGATGACCTGAATGTGCCACGGGTCAGTGAACTCCGACGACATGAACTTGCCGAAGGCGATCAGATCATCACGGGCCTCGATGGCGTCACGTTCCGTCAACGCCTCCTCGGCAAGCTGGGCCTGTACTTGCTCATACGAGGCCACCGCGTCGGCGACATTGCCGATTCGATGTCGTCGCTTAAACTCGTCGACGGCCCCGGTGTCGCGGACGGTGACGCCCGCGACGTGATGCTTGATTCGCTTCTGTAACGCCTTCACGTCGTCGGCGGCAAGCTCGGCAGCGTCGGCGACAAGCTTGATCAATCGCGCCAGCTCGAAGGCGTGCCACAGGGGCAGCGCGAGGGTGTCCTGCGGTGGCGATGCGGAGGCGGCGATATTGGCGGGGACGGCGTCTCGTTGTTCACGCGCCCGCAATAGAAGCTCGATATCCTTTGCCACGGTACGCACACGCCCAAAGGCTGTGATGAGGGCTTGTAGCGCGATGGCTTTCTTCGACTTGTCTTGTGCCGACATCTGGGCCAAGTTGACTTGATTGACCCACGCCGTCACCGCGTCTATGCCTTCGCTGACGGGTGGGTGCACAAGTGATGGCGCGGGCTGTGGCGGCGCTGCTTGGGCAAGGGGGCGGGGACGGCGAGGCGGCGGGAGTGGTTGGATCTTGGGCATAAGGCAAGGTAAGGGGCGGGGCTGTGCGAAGGGCGTTGGAGAGGGCTTGACAACAGCGAGACGACGATGATAGGATGATGACATGGACACTTATTTAAGCGATAACCTCGTCTGCTACGACGATGCACCGCCACCATCACAACATCTCTCCGTTTTCCTCGCCGGACCGTCGAGCCATCGACGATGGCGTCCTGGAGCGGTTAGCCTTCTGCGAGAAGGTGGGTACACCGGGTGCATTGTGATCCCCGAGTTTCGCTCTGGTGTTTTTGATAAGTCTCGTTTCGACGACGGTGAAGCGTCGACGATCCCAGGCATGTCACGATCTTCGCAGAAAATCATGGAGTGGGAGACGACATGCATTGACAATGCCGCCGTCCTGCTCATTTGGATGCCCTACACTGATTTCAGCGATGAGCGTCAGTGGACTGGCCTCAGCACTCGTGGCGAGGCGGCGAGAGCTATTGCCACAAGGCGCAATGGCTTAGTCCTTGGGATGCCGCCCGACGCTTTCCGCAGCGGGCAGGATCGTTACCACGCCCACAAAGCAGGATTTGTGATATACCCGACACTTGAGGCGACTTGTGCAGCCGCTCTGCGACGCCTTCTGAGAATCCAAACTGTTCGACAACTGATGGATATCGACCTATGAGCTGCATCGACTGCGACGACACCGGCTTCGTGCAGGACAACAAGACGCTGTACGGCCTCAACCTGTGCCCATCTTGCCGTCTCGACGACACCCCGCAGCCACCACCTCACCACCGCCTCGCCCTCAAGCACAGCACCTTCATGACCGTCGCCGTCGCCATCTCGAAGCTGTCGACGTGTCGACGACTTCAAGTCGGCTGCGTCCTCCTCGGCGACGATGGCCGCGTCCTCGGCACTGGCTACAACGGGGCATTGCCTGGGCGGCAGCACTGCGACGACGAGACGTGTGGGCCGGGGAAACGGTGTCTACGAACGCGGCACGCGGAGCGATCGGCACTTGACTACAGCCAGGGCGTTGTGGCAAAGTGTTACGTGACGCATGAGCCGTGTGTGCGTTGCACGCAAGACCTGATCGCCCGTGGCTGTCGCGAAGTGTACTACCTGGAGAGCTACGTGGGCGCCGACGAAGAGAAGACTTGGCGACAACGCCATGTCGACGAGGCTGGCGTCAAGTGGACGCAGATGCGGCGAGACGACGGCGACGAGACTCCTTTCCGACACATGAAAGACGTACTGTGATGGTCCTGTCTGAACTAATCGAAAAGCTAAAGATCCTCAAGGAAAAACACGGGGATCTTGAGATCTTAGTGTGGACGAAAACGGGTTTCACCCCTATCAAAGACACTGCGCACACTCTAGGATGCACACACATTGTCACTAAGTTTTAGGATTTCATAAAATGACGATCCCTCGTCCTCTTATCATCGCACTAGGCGGCCTGAAGCGTTCGGGCAAGGACACCTTCGCCAGTATCCTCGCCGCCGCCGCGTTAACCCGCCAACTGACGCCTCATCGCATCGCCTTCGCCGATCCGCTTCGCCGTGCGACGGCTGCTGCCTACGCTCTTGAAGACGACGACCCCTTCGGCGACGAGCTGAAAGACGTCGTCGATCCCGCGTGGGGAATTACCCGCCGTCAGATGCTCATCAACGTCGGCGAGGCCATGCGCGGAATCGACGCAGATCACTGGACAAAGTTGTTGACGCGAGGCATAGACAGCTTCGAGACGGCGGCGAGACTGTATACCCCAGCCCAGAAACCACTGCACATCGTCACCGATCTGCGCCGCCCCAACGAGGCGAAGGCGCTGCTTGACCTCGGCGCTACGCTAGTGCTCGTCGTCCGCGACGGCGTCGTGTGGGACGGCCACGAGATGGAGGCGATGGCACATGGGTGGACTTCCAAGTATCGGAAGATAGGTATTACACCTTTTGGTTACACTTTATACACAGGTGGTGGTGCTGAATACCTTGCCTACATACACACAATCGAGAACGCCTTCCCCGTCGACGGCGACGCTTCGATGATTCCCGCAGCGACGGCAGCCTTCGAGAAGGCTGCAAATCAACTCATTGACGCCGTCTTGTCGACGGCGAGAGGGTGACGAGATGACCCGAGTCTATATCTCTTCTTCGTGGAAGAATCGCGTACGTGTTCGCGAGATTGCAGAGCTACTTCGTCTGCATGGGTACGAAGTGTACGACTTCACCGATCCCCGGTGCAGGAAGTCACCAGAAATTCCGCCCGAGAAATTCCCCGATGCCTTTGATCCAACAAGGCACGACTACACCAAGTACCTCAACGCGGTTCCTGAGTGGCGGTCAGCTATCGAGACGAATCGGCAAGCTATCCTAGACGCCGACATTTGCGTACTACTCCTACCCTGTGGTGCTGACAGTCACGCTGATTGGGGTGTTGCCGTAGGTGCGAACAAGCGCACCGTAGTCATGGGCCACCCCAAAACAGGTGAGCGAACACCCTCCCACATGTGGGCAGAGGCACTGATTCCCGACGACAACGATGAGCTGATCGCTTGGATCAAGCGCCGAGGGGTCCAATCATGTCAATGAGCATACATCCAAAGATCCCTCTACTTGACCACGGCTACATCCAGCTTATCGAAGTCTGGGGTAGCGATGAGCGCATCATCGAGTCGGCACGTATGTCGACGTCGGGAGCGTTCCGAGGATGGGGACCGATTGATGCTGGGCCTTGTCTCACATGCAACGACCCGTCGAATCCGAACTGTTCGTACGGTTTCACTGAACACACCTGTCACCGCTGCGATGGCAGCGGACGCGATCTCCGCCCCGGCGACGAGAAACTGTTGCGCTATCTGTACGAGAACAAACACAGCACGCCATTCGAGTTCGGTGGCCTCGTCGTCGAGGTCCAGGCGCCGATCCTTGTGTTTCGTGAGTGGCACCGACATCGCACGCAGTCCTATACCGAGATGTCGGCACGCTACTCGCCACTGCCCGATCTCAACTACATCCCGACACCGGAACGCTGTCTTTTTGTCAATGGCCAAAACAAGCAGGCCAACGCGATCAAGGGCGCCGAGACGTTGACGCATGAGGCTGCGCTTGGGTGGCTTGGTGAACTTGCCGACGTCTACGAGCACGCACAGCGCGTCTACGAACGCGGCTTGGCGATCGGTATCCCGAAAGAGCTTGCACGGCTCCCCGTACCTGTGGGTCGATATTCCCGCATGCGGGCGGCGACTTGTTTGCGAAACTGGCTGGGGTTCCTCACGCTGCGATCTGACCTGAGCATCGAAGGCGGCGCCGCCCAGTGGGAGATCCGGCAATTCGCGAATGCTCTCGGGATGTTGCTGATCGGGGCTTTCCCGAGGACGATGGAGCTGTTTTGCGAGAAGGCGAGGCGGGGGTAGGGGGGGGGGGCATCGCCACCATCACGCCTCCAACTCACCTCGCAGTCGCCCCAGTGCTGCCTTCAAAGCAGCGTCCCGCAGCACCCCGGTAGGCACCACCGCCGCCTTCGCCTCGTCGTCAAGTGGGAGTCTGTACGTCTCCAAGACAAGACGGCGCTGACGAGGTGACAGCGAGGCGACGGCAGCGAAAACAACCTCGGTCTGCTGCTTACGTACCGAGTCGTCGTCGACCTCGGCCTCGGTGTTGGCGATTGCCTGTAGCAGTAGCGCCCCTTGCGGATCGTCGTCCTCGATGGTCTGTGGAAACGTCGCGTCGACGTGGTCATTGCCGAGATAGATGCGCCGCAGCCGCGAAACCTTTTCAGCCGACAGCCCCGATTTTGGTGGCAACGCGGCGACGATGGCCTCGTCGGTGAGATCTTCCGGCAGCGAGGCGACCCCGGCGCTGATGAGGGAGATCATCGTCTCGCGGACGAGCTGTGCCGACTTGCGTGCCGCCGTCGGGACGCGGACAAGCGACTCCTCGTCGAGGAGGCGACCTATTTCGCAGCGTACCCACCAGTGGGCATAGGACAGAAACGACGTCACCTTGCCGCTGTGAATCAGCGACTCGTCGAATTTGTCGAGGGCGAGAAGACCGCCGATGTAGGCGGCTTGATAGAGGTCTTCTTTGGGAATATGCCGAGCCGCCACGGCGTCGGCTTCTTTCCAGAAGAACTCGTTGTGCGTCGCTAGGTAGCGTTCCGCTGCCCGCGCATAGGCGCCTTTGGTGAGGTGACGGAACGTTGTCGGGTCTTTGGCCGCAAGCTCTTTGCGGTTGAACGGGGCGCCCCTGATGCGCAGCACATTGAGCAGTGCCTCTTTGCGCTCCTGTTGCGCCTTGAGTGCTTTGGGGGAGGTAGTGATCTTGGGTGCAATTCGTCGGGTCATTGGGGTGTCTGGGCTGTGGTGTTCAGGCTAGGGTCTTTGGGTTAGGGTCTCTGGACTAGGGTCTACAGACCTAGCATGGGGTTAAGTGTTACCTGAACAAGAGGATAGTGTAGGCTAATATGCGGTGCAAGGAAAAAGTGAGTAGTAGTTGATTTTTTCTTGGGGTTGTGGCACGGTGGGTTTCGAGGATGAGGAGACGACGAGACGATGGCGACGGGACAGGGTGCATATACATGGTCCTACAGTCGCGTCTTCTATGTGCCGTGGTATGTGTATAAGTACACAGTATGCCGACAGATTCAAGACAAGGCCGACGCACTTTGCACTGAGAGGATTGCTCTCACCGACGACGTCTGCGTCGTCTTCGACGAGACGAGGACAACTAGATGACCCCCTGGCAAGACTTCTTCACAACCCAAGACCTGACCCACATTCGCAAGTGGATCGCCTACACTCGCAGTCTCGGCGTCGCCGTCTACCCGTCAGATCAAGATGTCTTCCGCGCCTTCGACTTGACGCCGCTCGATCAGGTCCGCGTCGTCATCTTGGGGCAAGATCCATACTTCAACGGCGAGGCCGACGGGCTGGCGTTCTCGGCGGGCAGGGCGAAGCGCCTACCGCTCTCATTACAGCGCATCGTCGCCGAAGTCAAAGACGACGGCTTCGACGTGGCGTCGACTTGGCGAGGCAGCCTCGATGCGTGGGCGCGGCAGGGTGTCTTGCTGTTGAATACGGCGCTGACGGTGCAGCACGGGACGCCTGGCGTGTATATGCAGAACTGGTCGCGGTTTACGGCTGCTTGTCTGCGGTTTGTCATTGAGAACCGATCACCGCACTTCATCCTTTGGGGTAGCGCGGCGATGGATGTATTCAAGGGTGTGGCAATGGGTTTCAAGGCCCCGTTCCTGCCTGGTTTCGAGCCTGGGCCGTATTACACGAAACAGAGGAACTTTGCCACCTACACCTACAGCGCCCACCCCGCCGCTCGCAGTGCAACACCGAACCCGCTGAAAGGAAGTCGACCCTTCAGCAAGGCCAATGAGGTGCTGTCTTGGCGACGGCGAGGCGAGATCGACTGGTCGTTGCGGTAGCCTCGCCGCCTCACCATCACCGTCTCGCCGTTACCATTCCGCCACATAGCCGTCTCGTCGCTGACGCATTTTCGCCACACTCACTGTGGCACTTTTGCACCACGAAAGCCTGATAGTCGCCTCGCCTCCGTCTGTTGACACTTGGCACGGGACGTGCAATGGTGTTGACGCATAGGAGACGACGATGACCACTGCACACACCAACACCTACTGTCTCGACTGCAACGCCCCAACCACCAACAAAGTTTTCTGCCCTTGCTGCCTCGACACCGACTTGTCGTTGACGCCGCGCTGTCCATGCGGCGCTACCATCACCGGACCAGGCGCCTACTGCACGTCCCGATGCGTCCGCGCCTACGCACCGAAGACGGCCAACGTCGCTGTCGACGACGAGACTTTGGCGTTTCTCGCTGAGGTCGAAGCTAGCGGTGATGATGACGGCGACTGTGAAGCTGATGATGCAGCCTCATCGGCACCACAACAGAAACCTGTCTTCGTCGAGCTACGGCACGTCACCCACGACCATAGCGAGATGTGCGTGAGCTGCAACTCGAAGGCCGTCGGGAAGTGCCGCTGCGGTCGCCGTGTGTGCGGCGGCTGCGTCGACGGCGAGACGGGGCTGTGTGCGTACTGCGATGATGTGGTGGTGGACGCTAGGGTTGACGCGGTTGAGACTGAGTGCTACGCTTAGACGACGATGAGACGACGACGAGGAGACGAGACGATGACAAGACGACACTTCGAGGACTGGCTTTTCTTCCTCTCTGCTTGGCTCGGTACCGTCGCAAGGGCCGGTAAGACTTGGCCAGACGGGACGTTGCGTGAGGTGTCCTGGGGTGCTGGCGTCGCGGCGACGATGAGTTGGCGACAGTTTGTCGACGGGGAGGCTTAGACGATGTCAAGACTCACATTCACCCTGATACCGGGACGTTTACGTACACGTTGTTGGAATGTGCATCGCGTCCGTGATTTCGCTTGGCTGGGTTGTATCGAAGCATCCAGGTTCGGAGGGCGCCTGGTCTTCCTGACTCCGCAATGTGCGGAGAGGGCGAGTCTGCCTACGGCCAGGGATATGCAAGACATCGCAGCCTTTATGACCAAAGCACCAACAACGGCGCAGCTTGTCAGAGAGGCGGCGAGGCGGGGATGATCCGTCTAGGCGACATCTTCACACACAGACTGTATTCATACGCGGACCTGCGTGAAGTGATTCAGATTACCCATATTCGGGGAGACTGGATTACGTTCCAGCGCGTGTACTCCGACGAGCCACCTTTGATAGTATTGCAATCAGACGGGACGTATGTGGATATGACGCCGTATCGTGGATGTGTGCATATATCCACCTTCTCTCAACCTGGTTGGCTTGTGGGCGATGTGCAAGTAGACTCGGCGAATACGGTCTTCAAATCGTGGGGTTAGCGTCTTGCCCCGCATACTTCCCGACCACCTTCACCGCCCTCAAATGAGGCGCCTTCGGCGCCGTCTCGATGCCGCCAGCCTCTCGCACCGCCGCCAAAGCCGCTTCGCCGCCGACCCGCTTGATCGCTTCCTGACTCACTGAAACCGTCGCCGCCTCGTAGAAACGATCGCCGAGCACTTCGGCGGCGATGTCGGTGCGTACCCGCGACGTTGAGCCACGAATCAGCTTCAAAGCGTGGCCGTCGTCGACAGCGGCGACAGCGCCAGCCTCGACGCGGGCAAGCAGCGCAGCTCTCGCCGTCGCACAGATACGTTCCGCCGCCTCTAGGTCGCGCCATGCCGCGCCAAGCTCGACAGGCCCGAGGGCCTCAGCGGAGCATAGACGCCCCGTCGCGTCGGCGAGACGACGAAGCGCCCCACCTTGCGATGGGCATGAGTCGAAGCTGCTACAGTGCCCACAGTATGCGCCGGGCGACAGCCGCGTCGCCGTCGCCGTCATCGCCTTGTCTCGAAGTCGTGTCGCCCACGAGACGACATACTCCCACGACACCTCGTCGTCGATGATGTCCTCCTCATGGTCGGCTGTCATCCAGAACATGAGGCGAATGCGACGAGGCGGCGGGCTGCGACGCATACGCACAAGACACGCCATGTAGGCGAGGCCGAGAAGCTGGCCAGACTCGCGAGGACGAGGCAGCGACCCGGCGGCCTGACCACGTCCCGTCTTAAGGTCGCCGATCGACAGCGTATCCTCGGTCGACAGCAGGGTGTCGGCGGCGCCAGCAAGCCAGCGGTCGCCGGGGAATCGCGGGTAATTGCGCCCGATGTTCTCGCCAAGGAAACGGGCGGTGAGGGGGGCTTGAGTGTGATCCACGGCGAGGTCCGCCGCCAGCGCCACCTCATAGCGCGGTTGGCTTCCAAACCACGCTAGGACACGCGGGGGCAGCTTGCCATCCTGCAACCGGGCCTCATGCTCTAACGTGCCCTGTAGCGCGGCCTGCGACGTTTTGCGCATGGTCCACGTCAAAAGCGCGGAGGCGGGGCATGCGAGGAAGCGGTCGATGCCGGAGGCTGTGATGAAGGCGGGGAATGAGGGTGGGGTAGTGGGTGGCTTGGCTTGCTGCGTCACGTCGTCGATCATGCGGCGGATATGCCACGACGACGAGGCGATGTCAAGTGTTAGTTGACGCCGATCATACCATGCTTGCGGTGTCCGAGATTCTTGAACTGATAGCGCTCCTCCCGTTCCTTCTGCGAAGCATTCTGCCAGCGCTCGGCGCGAAGTTGAGAGAAGGTCTTGCGACCAGCCGCGATGGCAGCGGCTACGCGGGCGTCACGTCGAAGGGCTTTCTTTCCGGGCTTTTGGGTCATCATCTTGTTGTCACCTCGTTGTCGATACTAGGTCATCAGCTCTCGAAAGTCAACAGCTATCTCGCTGTCTCGCCATCTCGTCGTCTACTCCGTCAACATCTCACGCACATGCACCCCAATGTCGACGTGCCGTCGCGTCGTCGGCTTCGAGTAGGCGGCGATGACGCCGCGCAGCCTCGCAATGGCCTCGTCGTCGACAAGACCGGAACGCAGCATCGTTGTCTCGAAGTCGGCGATCGGCACGGAACGCAAATCACCCACATCCCGCTCGACGATATCCAGCACGGCGAGGATCTGCGCTTTCGCGGCTTCGGATCGCGCGAACGGCGACGAGGGGGTGGTGGCGGGGATGATTGACGCTGGGGTTGGTGCGGTTTTCGCGACGATGGGTTTCGCTTTAGTCGTCGGGACGTTGACAGCCATCAACGTCGCCTCGACAGCGGCCAGCGTCGTCTTGCCGTCGAGGAAGGCTACGATCGCCGTCACCGTAGGGTGGGTGAGGGCGCGAAGCTGATCGAGACGGGTTGGAGTTGGCGGTGCTGGTGGTGAGACGGCGACAGGGCGAGGCGGCGACGGGACGTTGCTGACCTCGTCAGCAGTCAGGATAGCTTCGGTGCTACGTCCCATCGACGGCGGTGGCGACGCCACAGCAACCTTAGCCGCAGTCGCAACCACAGCCCTCGGCGCCACCGTCTTCGCAACGGTCTTCGTAACCCCGAAGCCGAGTCGCTCCTTGATAAGCGCGATCCCCTTCCGCGTCGTCTTATTGTCGGGGATGCCGTCGTCAAGCTCGACAGCATACGTCGCTGCCAGCTCTTTGTAGACGGCGACCTGGGCCTCGCATGGCAGCGGCTTCTTCTCGCCGTCGACGGTGACGAAAGCGATGCAGTCGGGACCGACCACAGCCAACCCCAACCCGATCGTCTGCTTGTCGACGGCGTCTTTCAACACAGGGTCAAGCTTTTCGTAGTCGAGAACACTTCGCACATGCTGGGGCGACTTGCCGATCTTCTCGGCGAGTTTGGTGATATGCGGAAACAGCAACGCCCCGTTGCGCTTAGCGCCGAGCAAAGACGTGTACTGCTTCGCCAATGCGGGCAGCGGCGTCGGAATCGACGCCTCCTTACGGCGGACGTTGTCAAGCAGAATCACCGGATCGTCGAGGTCGGGGTCTTCGGCGACGATGTCGACACGGAACGCTAGCAGGCATGGCGATCCGTCGGCGTTGAACCACGGCCCCGTCGCCAACTCCTCGGCGAAGGTCGGCGTAAGCCACGCGGGACGTGCTTGGCCAGGTTTCGTCAACGCCTCGTATAGGGTCCCGCCACTGATGCTGTCGCCGTACTCGACTGCGATTTTGCGCAGCCGTTCATTGAGCACAGCTCCGTCGCGTCGGCGCTGTCGTCCATCGTCTGTGACAAGGTCGAAGCGCTCGCCGTTGAGACGAAGACCTGTGCTGTCGCTGCGCCGAACCAGGAATACCGACAGCGGCTCCGCCGGTACGTTGTAGTCGGAGGCGTCTCGACGGGATGTCGAGAGCAGATGCAGGATTTGCAGCTCATGTTTGTCGGACCAATCGAGCTTGGCCCTGTGGTCATTGGCGAACGTCTTCGCGTATCGCTGCCCGGCCTCAGTGTCGTCACCAGGGACGGTGATTTGCTGTGGCAGCCATGACGACGAGGCGACGGCGGTGGCGAGATGAGACGGCATCAGTAGGACTCCTTGCGTGATAGGCTCAGCTCGAAGTGTAGTGTCATGGCCAGTACCCAAGGGGTAATGTAAAGTGGCCTCATTTCGACGCCTTTCGGTACGCGCTGCGGTACGCGCTCAGATCATGCCAGGCGTTTACGAAACGCTCCGCAGCCTCTTGCATAGACCAGGGCACGATCGTGTCCTGTAGCGGCTCTGGCATCGAATACCAAGGCATCGGCTCCGGCTTCATCAGGTCGCGCTTCTCGGTCGAAAGCATCACCATGTCCGCGATTTTGACGATCGCGGGCATCTCGACAGGGAGGCCGTATCGGTTCATGTAGGCGGTGTGGGCAGCAAGTTTTAGCTGTCTGAGATCAGGTGTCAGCGTCAGCAGCGGCGACGGCGGGTCGAAGCCAAGGAGCGACTCGTCCCCCTCGTGATTGAGAGCGTAGAACTGCTCGAAAAGACCAAAGCCTTTGTCGCGCACAAGCCAGGCACAGCGTACCGAGTGCTCGGCGACGCTGTAGAAGACATCGGTACGTCCCCCGAAGCGGCATAGTCGAGACAGCACCGTCGCCGTCTCGACGACGTTGATTGCGTCGTCGTTGAACTCCGGCATGCGAAGCTGTCGCCCTAGATACGTCTGCACCCAAGGAATACCGTTACTTACGGGCATAGTCGACCTCGACGCTTGCGGTGTTGCCGCAACTGCGGCACCGAATCGTTAGACATTGTGCGGGGCCGTGGATAAACTTTGCGGACATGGATATACGTCTCGTCGTCGCTGTCGTCATCATCTTCATCGTCGCTATCGTCGTCAGAGTTGAAGACAATCAGAGCACCGAGACAAGATAGGAACGTCATTTCGTCACCTTCGTCGTCTCGTCGACGACGGACCACACCATCGTCGCCTTCGCTAGCAACCTGTCCATACAGCGCAGCGGCTTCGTCGCGTGCTCGACGACGTGGAGGCGTTGACGGCTGATGCCGAGCAGTTTCGCTGCCTTGCCGGGCTTGACTTTGCGCTCGCGGCGCAATGCGGCGAGGGGGTTGATGTAGGTTGGGGTAGCCGGGGCGCTATCGACGCCGCCGACAAACGTCTCCGCGTCGCCGACTCGCCATCCGGCTGCCTCAAGCGCCTTCTGTTTCTCTTCAGTCATAATCTCATCACCTCGCCGTCATCTTGCCACCATCACGTCCCGATGTCAACCCCAAACACTACCCTTACCTTGCCTATATGTCCACCACACGCAAGCCTTCAAAAGACAAGACGGCTAAACGATCTACGGCCAAAGCCTTGGTCGCGCCCGCGTCTGCAGCCACCGCAGCCCCGACGCCTCAGCCGCGCCTCAAGCGTCAACGCATCAACGTCCCGTCGACGCCGAAGCCGAATAAGCATCTAGCCCTTGCCGAGGTCGACACCAAGACGCCGCCGTCAGAGCCGCCGACGGGGATGATGCAGCAATGGTCGTACAGCAGCGGCCCAGACCCGATCAGTGGTTGGGGTGTCGACTCGGTGGCGACGGCGCTGGCACAGCATCGTCGCGGGCAGTTTCAGCTCTCCGGCATCCTTGCCGAGGACATGGCCGCGTCGCCGTGGGTGGCGCACTGCATCGAGATGCTCGCCCAGACCTTCACGACGACGCCGATGGTGGTAGTACCGGCGGGACGTGGTGAGGCCCGTCGCTGTGCCGACTTCGTCCGCGAGGTGATGCCAGACATCCTGCCGATGTCGACGATCCGTGACCTTCATCGCAACTTCGAGATGATGGGGACGTCGGCGGCGGCGCTGGATTGGAACGAGTACCGCGATGGCAAGGACCGTGTGTGGCTGCCGACGATCAAGCCGTGGCAGCCGCAGCTCACCTACTATCAGCAATTCGCCGACGCCGACAGCATCGACATGGGCGCCCTGATCGCACAGACGCTGAATAAGGGCCTCGTCCGCGTCGACCCCGGCAATGCGCGGTGGCTGCTGTTCTCGCAGTCGAATCTGAAGCCCTGGCTGCGCGGTGCCGTCAACCTTCTCGGTGAGGTCTTCCTTGGCTACAGCTTCAACTTCCGCGACAGCATGGCCTTTCAAGATCGCTTCGGTCGCGGCATTCTGAAGTTTTTCCATCCGGTCGACTGGAAAGACGAAGAGATCCTCGTCGCTGCGCAGACGATTCGAGCCGGTAGCGGCGGTGGTGTTCTGCCGTTGGCCCGTGGTCGGGGTGGTGAGAAGCTCATGGACCTCGACCTTGTGCAAGCGCAAGGCGCGGGCTTCAAGACGTTTGAGTCGACGCATATTCGCATGCGCGACCTCATTCTCATCACGATGCTCGGCCAGAACATGACGTCAGCCGGATCGACGGGCGGCTTCGCCCAAGCCCGTGTCCACGAGAACGGCTTCTGGCGCAAGCTTGAACAGCGAGGCGCCAGCTTTGGCGACGCCGCCTTGACGACGACGATTCAGCCTGTCGAGGGGTCGTCGCCGAAAGTGCTGCGACAGTGGCAGCCACGAGACGGCGTGCTGCGGACACAGCTAACCAAGTGGATCGCCTTATGGAATTTCGGCGACATGGATCTCGCCCCGTACATCTATTGGGACGTGACCGCCCCCGCCGACGTGACCGAGCAGCAAGAGACGGCGGCGAAGGGTGCCGAGGCTGCCGCGAAGGCGATGCAGTCGGTGTCGACAGCGGTGAAATCGTTGACAGAAGCCGGGCTAGCAGCGGGAAAAGACTTTGACGTCGGGTATATGCTTGAGCAGGCAGGTGTGCGGATGAAGCGGGTCGACGGCGAGGCTACGGGACGGTAACGAGGTGTCGTCTCGTCGCTGTCGCCTCGCCGTCGTCTCGTCTAAGCCTTTTTCGCCTTGTACTCAAACGTCGCCTTGACGTTGCCGGTCGCCGTCTTGTCCCA